GCCTGACCAACGAGTTAAAGTCTTGTCGCAGGCTGGCGCGTCTGCCTCCGATTTAAAATCAGCTGCACCAGCTGCTCCATCTCTACTAAGTAAACTGCTTGCGGAGCAAGCCGCATTGCCGCCCGGCAGTCCACTTGCAAAAACGTACGACGCTGCTATTAAGAAAGCAACAACGCCTACGGCGGGTACAACTGTAGTGCTGCCCACGCAAGAAAAAGCGTTTGAAAGAAAACTTGGCGATGCACAAGCCGAAAGCCTTATGGCTAGCAAAACTGGCGCAGAAGACGCCGCGCAAATTTTGGTTACTAACCAAATTGGTCGGGACTTGCTTAGTTCTGGCGCTCTTACCGGCACTGGCGCGGAATTCTTTGTTGGTTTTAATAACGCATTGCGACAAGCGGGTGTTGATTTTGGTTTTGCCGACGCTGCGGCTAATTCGCAAGCATATGCTGCGGCTATGGGTGCTAACGTGGGCCGGATCATTAAACAATTCGGCGCGGGTACTGGCCTATCTGACGCCGACCGTGCATACGCGGAACAAATGGCCGGTGGAAAAATTACGCTTACGGAAAAGGCGTTACGCCGCGTTCTTGACATTAACGACAAAGTTGCGCGCAGCGCCATTACTCGGCACAACAAAAAAGTGCAGGGAATTAAAACTAACGTTCCACTTACAGTAGAATTTAGTGAACCTGCTACTCCCGCTGGCGCTACTTCAATACCGGGGCAAAGCCCGCGCCCTGCGGCGGCAACAATAAATCAAGAAGCATTAAATTGGGCTAATTCAAACCCTAACGACCCCCGCGCAGCACGAATTAAACAACAATTAGGGCGCTGATATGGCTTTTGATCCGGACGCATTTTTGGCTTCTAATGCCGCGCCAGCAGCGTTTGATCCAGACGCATTTTTGGCTTCTAACGCTGCCCCTCAATCGGGGATGCCCGGCCCACGGCGCGGCAATTTCTTTTCTGGCGTTGGTCGTGGGTTGGCGTCTGTTGCTGACGCTACCCTTGGCTCGGCGTTGCCTGCTGTAGCGCAACAAATAGGATACCCATTGGCGCGGCTTGGCCGGTCGCCAGAAGAAGCGCAAGCTGCTACGCAGCGGGTTGTTGGCGCGATAGACAAGCCGTTTGGCAAAGCCTTTGGGGTTGCAGATACGCCAGAGTATCAAGAAGAATCCGGTCGTCAATTGCTTGACTTTATTGGTCAAAACATACAAAAAAGTGCGGCTTGGATTTCGCAAGCAACCGGAGTGCCGGTCAGCGACGTTGAAAACGTAATGGGATCGGCAACACTTGCCGCGCCTGCTGCGGCTGCGCCCGTTGGCCGGGCAGTCAAGCAAGCGGTTGCGCCGGTAATTGAACAAGCTACCGCGGGCATTAAGATGCCGTTTGAAAAACAACTTCAAGCTCGCGGCGAACGAATGTCGTTAGCCGATTACGCCCGTGGCCCTCAAATTGACGCCGCAGGCGAAGCTAAACGGTTGAAGTTGGTGATTAACCCGACCGACATTGAATCAACCGTAGGAACCCGGTTGTATTCCGCAGCAGCAGGCCCAAAAGGGCCGGAAGCATTGGTCGCGGCTAATAAGCCGCGCATCCGTGAAATTGCGCTGAACGACATGGACTTGCCGCCAACTTCTCAGTTGGACGGCGCTGCGGCGTTTAGGCAAGCCCGTGAAAAAGTAGCCGGGCCGTACAACGAAGTGCGCAGCTTGCCTATTCAAAAAGCAGACGCATCGGTTGTGGCGGCGTTAGAAGATCTGCGACCCGCCAAGTCATTGATTGGTAAAGAAGCAACGGCGACGTATATCAATAAGCTGGTAGACGACGCCGTGGGTAAAACACAAGGCGGGTTAACCGGCGCTGAACTAGTAGACAACATTGCTAGTTTGCGTAAGGACGCCCAGCGCACCTACAAAAATCAAAACGCTACCCCAGCGCAACTTGATTTAGCTGACGCAAACTTGGCAATTTCTAGCCAGTTAGAGTCAATGATTGACGCTAATATCACAAACCCTAAACTGCTAGAAAAATGGAAAACCGCCCGTCAAAAAATGGCGCGCACGTACTCCTATGAAGGCGCAACAGACTTCAACACTGGCATAGTAGACGTAAAAAAACTAGCCCGAATCACAGCAAAAGATAACGCGCTGACTGGCGACATTGCATCGCTGGGTAAAATTGCGGGTAATTTTCCCGACGCATTTTCTGTAGCCGCAGCTACCCCTTGGTATAGCGCGCCTCGGTTTAGTCGGTCTGGTGGGCTTGGCGCGGCAGGTGCTCTTGTTGGCTCGCAATTTGGTGGATATACCGGTCTTGCTATTGGTGGCGCTTTGGGAGCGCTTGCGGGTGAAGTGGGTAGTAGCATGGCAGCTAACCGACTTGCTTCACCGGGATACCAAGCTGGGTTAAGGTTGCGCGACGCTCGTATTCCGGTAAGCCAGTTGGCAACGGTAAACAGCCTTCGCCCGACCTCCGCCGAAATTAAAAACGCATTGGCAAAATAACCGTGGACTATGACAACATGGCTGAAATTGACCCCGTGAAGTACGGCGTTCTTTGGGAGCGCGTTCAGAACTACGAGCGTCGCTTTGACGAGATGAGCGTCAAGATTGAAAAAATCGACAACCACGTTGAGAAGCTAGTTGCAATGGCTAATCAAGGTCGTGGCGGCTTCTGGGCTGGCATGGCGTTTGTTTCCCTTATTTCTAGCGCCGTAGGTTTTGCTCTTAGCTGGATGAAACACTAATGAATTTCCTCACCGCGTTTGAAAAGCTGCTGAAGCACGAAGGTGGTTACGTCAACCACCCGGCTGACCCCGGCGGCGAAACGATGTGGGGCGTTACTAAGCGAGTGGCCGTCGCTAACGGCTACACCGCCGCCATGCGCGATATGCCGCAGTCCGTAGCGCAAGCAATATACAAAAAGTTGTATTGGGACGCAGTGCAAGCCGACCAACTGCCAGTAGGCGTGCGCTACGCGGTTTTTGACGCTGCGGTTAACTCGGGCGTCAGCCAAGCGGTCAAGTGGCTGCAACGAGCTGCTGGCGCTGCTGACGACGGCGTTGTCGGGCCAATGACTATTAAAACCGTTAACGCGCTCAGCGCTGAAACAGTCCGGCGCACGTTCTTGGCCCAACGGCTGCGCTTTATGACTGACTTACCGACTTGGCCTGCGTTTGGCAAAGGCTGGACGCGACGCATTTGTGACCTAATGGAGATGTAACCGTGGATCCTCTCACCGTCTTCGCCGCGCTTGGCCCATTGGCCGTTGACTTAGGCAAGTCACTCATTGGCCGTTTCATTCAGACTGACAACTACAAGCCAGTCAACGTAGAAGAATACGTGAAAATGCGTCAGCTGGACTTGGACATGTTTAAATCCATGAACGAAGCAGGCGGCGCTAACGCTTCATACCCTTGGGTCGAAGCGGCTGTGCGGCTAATGCGCCCTTGCGTTGCCATGCTCGTGCTAGGAACATGGGCAACGCTCAAGCTCAACGACATGAACAGCTCGTCAGTTGACAACTTTGCCTCTGCGGTCGGCTTTTACCTTTTCGGCGATCGAACACTGTTCTACGCTCGTAAGACGAAGTAAGTCACGGTAGGCGTCTATCGCGCCTTTCAGGTCTAGCAGCAAGTGTTCGTTGTACTCTTGCTGCTGCTCCATTCTGACAGTCGCTTCTTTGGCAAACTTAGCCAAGTTTTCTTGCGTCCATGTAGAGAAATCGGTCATAATCCGCGTCCTTTGCTTTTGTTTTGCGCCAGGCTGTAAATGGTAAACGTCTTGGGCTTGAGTGCGATCATTACGGCAGTCTTGTTGCCCATGCCAATGGTGCCATAGGTGGGCACCGTCTCGCGCAATCGCTCGATGGCTTGGGTGGACGCAATGCTGCGTTTGCGGGATGTGTTGCCTGCATCTAATTTGTTTGGCGCGTCGCCACGGCGCTCGGCCTCTTCGACAACAAAACGTTTCCACTGAAAAGCGTTGGCGGGTTGTTTAGTCATTGTTTGTTCGTTTTTTGGGTAATGGGCACCAGTGCGTGAAAAAAGTAATGTCGCCGGTCAGGTTGCCGTACATGGCAACGCCTGCCTTGGTCAACAACTGTAGCTTGACGTTGCGCGGTGTATCGTCGTCAATCGGTAGCCAGTACGTGTCAGTCGAGACGGCGACGGTATTGCTTGAGTTGATGGTATGCGTCGGCTTGCGGGGCCGTCCGGCGGTTTGCTTTGTTGCGTCTGTGCGTGTCACTTCGTTGTCCTTGGTTGTGAAACGGTGCGTGTTGGCGCACTCGTAGCGCCGGTAAGTGCTGCCTGCTCTTTTGCGTGTATCAAGCTGTTCAGTCCATGCGTTGCAGATGGGGCACTTCATGCTTCTCTTTCTTTGAGGTCGTAAAACCAGTCGTCGCCAGCAGCCCACTTGCGCGAACCGTCAACCGTCCACAGATGCTGGGCTGCTTGAAAGTCGGGGAACTTGACTTCTGCCGGAATCAGCGACTGGTCGTACCACAGGCAACGGTTGTTGGGCTGTGTGGCGATCTGGCCGTTGTCCAGCTTGATAAAGTTAAAGCTCTTGTGTTCTTCTGCCGTCTCGACAAAAGTCGTGTCCAGCGCCATTTCATCGGCGCAAAAATCCACGGTAAACATGTACGTGCCAAAGTGCCATTGCCGATCCTTGCCCAAGAACTTGACGCCCAAGTTGCGCAGACCGATCTTCTCGACAATGGTAAAGCGATAGCTCATGCAGTCCCATAGCTGCAAAACGTCAATGGGCAAGTCGCTTGGCGCGTCCGTGTGCCAGACGTAGGCGTGCAGGGGCAGCTTGTCGTACAGAGCGCCGTAGTTGGGTAGCAGACTCTCAACACGAAACACTTGGCCCCGGATCGCTTTAAGGCTGACCCAAATGGCAGGCTCAAACTCGCCGTGGCCTTTGGTGAAGTTGTACAAAAACTCCCGGCGCACGAAACACTTCAGCGGGGGTAGGCTTGCTATTAAATAACTCATATAAATAAGCTCCATAAAAACATGCCGGATGCCAGCATTACACCGGCCCAGACGATTAGAAAAATACGGATAACCCACAACACGGCGTTACCAAACTTGGCAATATCGTCGCTGCCTTCATCTTCAATTTCAGGCGGTACGTGGGGATAAGGCTTGACCTTGCGCAGCACCACGGCGTCGTTAAATCCACAACTAACAGTGCACTCGTCGGGGTGCGGGCACGGTGTCAGCGCTGTTGTTCCGTCACAGTACTTCATGACGTCTCCCTTAATATTTTTGCCGCCGTTGATAACAATAACGCTTGCTTGTTGCCCGCTTCACGGAGTTCGCTAAGCGTATCATCGGGTAGCTCAAGCATGTATGCGCAGTCATCCCATGCAATCAGTGCTGCAATCGCGCTCCATGCTGCGCTCCATGGGGCGCTCCATGCTGCGCCCCATGCTGCGCCCCGTGCTGCGCCCCATGCTGCGTCCCATGCTGCGCTCCATGCTGCGTCCCATGCTGCGCTCCATGCTGCGTCCCGTGCTGCGTCCCATGCTGCGTCCCACTTTTCGGGGTGCGCCTTCAAGCTAGCGAGTACCCGGTCAATGTGCTTTGAGTTCGGCAGATGTGCCCATGCTGTTGTAGTCATGCTGCCTCCTGCTCTTTGAGATACGCGCTCAGGCGCTTTACTCGGGCCTTGTTGTATGCCACCAGCGACTGGGCGTACTCGACACCCGTCTCGGCGCGTAGCAAAGCGTGTTCGGCTTCAACAAGCTCGGCCACAACGCACTCAATTGGCGTTATTTTTCTGAAAATATTTTTGATGCTAATCATGGTTGTCTTGCCTCTTGTAGTATTTCAATGCGCTCGCGGCTGACGCGCAACGTGTTGTAGCGCTGGTGCAGGCGCTCTAGTACCGACACACGGCGCTCGTGCTTGCGCTCGTGCATTAGCATTTCCAAAACCTTGACCTCGTTCAAGGTTCGCAGTTCAGCATTAAGACTTCGCCAAGTAATTGTCAATTTTCTTCTCCAGTTGTTTTAAGGTGTTTTCCAGCCGGGCCGTTGTCCGCGTCGCCGCGTTCAACTCCCGTTGCCGGATTCGTAGTTCAGCGCGCGTCGCCTTTAACTGCGCTTTCCAAAGATCAATTCGTTTCATTTAAGAGCCTCCATAGCAACTTCCGACAAGGCGCGTTTGTCGTGCAGCGCGCCCCAAATTTTTTCGTCAATCGTGCCGCTGGTCAGCAGCACATAGACCCACACGTCTTGCGTCTGGCCGCTGCGGTGCAGCCGACCAACTGTTTGTTCATACAGCTCTTGCGACCACGGCAACGACAAGAAAACCATCCGGCAACCACCATGCTGCAAGTTCAGGCCGTGTCCGGCTGACTTTGGATGCACCAACAGCAACTCGACCTGACCTGCGTTCCAGCGCGCTATCACGTCAGCGTCGTCCAGCGTCTGCGCGTGCTTGTGGCGGCGCTTGAGTTCGGCCAGTTCCTCTTGGTACTGGTAAACAATAATTGTGTTGGCGCGCTGGTTCTCTTGCAGCAAGTCGTCCAGCGCGTCGAACTTGTGCGCCGACAGCCAGACCGGGCCGGTGTCGGTGTACAAGAAGCCGCTAGACATTTGTTGCAGCTTCTGCGTCACGACAGCCGCGTTAACAGCCACCACGTCGTCCAGCACAAAGTCCTTCTTCATGGTCTTGTAGTCGGTCATGTCCATCGCGCAGCGCAACTCGACCGTGTGGCAGGGCGGCAGCTTGTCTTTGTAAGCGCCCGGCTCCAACACAAACGTCGCGGGCTTGATGCGCTGCATGACTAACTCCAGCGCGCCGCGCCGGGGCGCCCAGTCGCCGTACTCTTTGTTCATCAAAATAAAGTACTGCTGCTTAAACGCGCCTTTGCTGCGGCCAAGCAGCGTCTGGTCAACGATCTTGCACTGCCCAAACACGTCTTCTAGGCCGTTGCTGGTAAATGATCCGGTCAAGCCCCAGCGAATGTTAATGTCGCCGATGACTTTGTTAAGCGCCTTAAACCTAGCGCCGGACGGGTTCTTCAGCTTGGTCAACTCGTCGTAGACGATAGCGTCGATGTGGCTCAAGTTCTGTAGCGCCAACCACTGAATGTTGTCGTAGTTCGTCACAAGAATCTGAGCGTCGCTATAAAGCGCCGCTTTACGCTGCGCCGGTGTGCCGATGGCTACGGCCAGCGTGACGCCGGGTGCCCACTTCGGCTGCTCGACCGGCCACACGTCAGTGCAGACGCGCTTAGGTGCCAGCACCAGAAAGCGCTTAACATGGCCGTCGATCAGCATGGCTTTCATAGCCGTCAGCGTGATAGCTGTCTTGCCAGCGCCAACTGGCGCAAGGATCATCGCCCGGTCGTGCTCGTACAAGAAGTCGGCAGCGTTGTCTTGGTATGGGCGCAAAGTCATACGTTTTCCTTGAGCCATTCGTCGATGTGATCTTTGTTCCACAGGCAGGCGTACTTCTGATTCATACGCGCCATGTCGGACTGGAACACCTTCTGCAAAGGCGACAAGCGCCCGCCTTCGGTCTTGACCTCTATGAACCACGTCTGGCCGTTAGGCAGACAGACAATACGGTCTGCAACACCTCGGTGCGCAGGGCTGGTAAATTTGTAAGCCATACCGCCAATCGCTTTGACACGCTTAACGAGGTAGGCTTCGATTTGTTTTTCAAGCATGGCCTGAATCATACGCGTAAAAAACTTTTGCACAGCTATTTATTTGTGTGCTAAACTTGAGGCTCAATCAACAAAAGGACTCTGAAATGAACAATACAAACACAGGTGGGCCAGCGTTCCCCGTTCCCAATGATGCAAACGTCAACCACCAAGAAGGCATGACGCTACGTGATTACTTTGCTGCCAAAGCAATGGAGGGCTTGTTAGCCTGCCCCGAAATCAAGGGCCAGCCGTATGAGTTTGCTACGCGGGCATACTCAGTGGCGGACGCTATGCTGAAAGCTCGCGATGCAGCACAGTAACATTGTCGGCGGCTCGACCGCCAAGCGCGTCATCAACTGCCCCGGCAGTGTGGCGCTGGTGCAAAAGATGCCGCGTCAAGGCTCAAGCAAGTACGCTGACGAAGGCACGCTGCTGCACAACGTCATCGCTGACGTGCTTATGTCGGGCAACAAGCCAGAAACGTATATCGGCACGAAGTACATGGATCAGGTGCTGACGCAGGACTTGATTGACGACAAACTACAAGTAGCACTCGACGCGCTTAACGTCATCGACCCAGACAACGTGATGGATATTGAGATGGAAACCCGCGTGGGCTTTGGTGACTTGCTGCCCGGCGTGTTCGGCTCAACCGACTTGCTGGGGCGCATCGGCAAACGCGCCGTTGTGCTGGATTGGAAGTTCGGCAATGGCGTGGCTGTAGATGTTGTAGAAAACCAACAGCTCATGTTTTACGCTGCGGCTGCTATGCGCACTACTGCCGCGCAGTGGGCGTTTGAGGGCGTCACTGAGATCGAGTGCATCATCGTGCAGCC